CTTAAAGGGCCGCACACGCACAGCACTGACCACCTCGCCGAACGCCTTGATGCCATGCTCGATGTACAGCTGCACGGAGACACCCGGCCAGTCCTCAAAATAGCCGCTGCCAGCCACCTTCTCGATGTTCTTGGAGCGCGCCACGTTCAGGATCATGGGCTTATTCCCCGGCTCCCTCCAGTGCAGTACAGCCTTAGTGCTTTTGCCCTCTGCCGTGGTCACAGTCTCGCTGGCATTCACACGGTCGATGGTAAGGACTTTCTCCTCACCCTCCTGAAAATCACCTTCCCCGATAAAATTCGGGTCAGATACGATCTTTTTCCAATGAGTTTTCTCGCTCATAATTCAGTTACCTCCAATACGTCGGAATCCGTTACGCGGGTAGCGATCAGCTGCAAGCCCTTGGCCTTGCACTTGGCGTACAGCTTGTCGCGGCTCTCCTTGTCCAGCCGTTCCGCGCCGTCGACCAGAATGATCTGGAGCTGTCCCGGCTTGCTGACCGTGATATCCACGCACAGCTCCAGCAGCTCACCGTCGGACAGATTGGAAATGGGCAGGCCATGTATCAGCGGTACGCCATTCTCCACCGTCAGTCCCTCAACGGGGATCGTTGCCGTTTCGAGGATTTTGGCGGGCAGTTCCCGCGCCAGTTCGATCTTGCGTGTCAGTTCCTGCGACTGCTCCGTAAGCGCATCCACCTCATGCTGCATGGCCGTCATGCGCTGGTACTCGTTGAGGTGCTTCCGCATACGCTCCGCCATATCCACCTCCTGCTGTAAGGCGGAAGTATCTGCCGGTGCAGCCTCCGCATACTCGCTGGCCGTACCCATGTCCTTTTCCAGTTTGGCAACGGCGGTCTCATACTTGGCGTGCACAACGGCAGCACGATCCTCCCGCCGGCACTCCAGACTGCCTAATTCCTCCTGCGCCGCGCTGATCTCTGCCCGAAGCCGCTCGATCTGGCCGGTCAGTTCAGAGCGCTCACGGGCCAGATCCCTGTCAATGGCAGCCAGCGCCACATCCCGTTCGCCGGTGATCCCACGCATCTTCGCGTCATAGCTGTCCCGGAAGGTTTTGGCCCGCTCGATGCGGCTGTTCTGATCCTTCAGGCGTTCCAGTTCGCGGTACTTTTCGCCGACAGGGTAGCTGTTCCATCGGTCATAGTCGTAGCCGGACGGAATATCCTTTGCAATGTCAGTAATAAATGCCTGTTTATTGCGGATATCGCGGTTCAGGTTCTGCCTCGACTGGAAATAGATGCCGTTCTCCGCCTGAATATCCGCCAGCACTTCAAGGATGTGCTTCGAGTAGTCCACGCCCTGCGGGATCTCGCCGAACTGCTCCCTGATCCAGTTGGTATCCCACGGAAATTCGATCAAAGAGAGGATCACACGGTTCTTCTCCTGCCGGGAGAGCTGGGTGAATTCCACGGGATTCAACTGGAGCGGCGTGAAGATCTTCGACAGGAACTCCGCAGGCCGCGTCTGAAGCATGGAGCCGTCCCGCACCTTCACCGTTCCGGCAGACTTGGCGCTCAGCGCCCGCCGGTCTACAGAAAGGCCGGAATCCGTTTCGATGATGATCTCCCCCTCATCCGCACCCTGATGCACAACATAGTCCCTGTCAGAGCGGTTGGTCAGCGCATACCGGATAGAATCCAGCACCGAGGTTTTCCCGCTGCCCTTGGGGCCGGATATCTCCACAGAACCACCGCCCAGCGACATATCCTTGATGCCGAACATATTTTTAATAACGATTTTCGTTGTTCTCATTGACTTTTCTCACTTTCTCCCATATAGTGGGCTTGTATTTGATTGGCTTTGCCAGTCCCGCCCCGCCGAAGTGCCAGCTCCGGCGGGGCGCCTTTTTGTTACATCATCACGACCACCCGGCCGGCGTCGATATCATCCTTCAGAGCCGCCTCCAGATATGCCTTGATGGTCCTGCGGGCATCCAGCTTCCACATACCTCCATCAGCCTCGGTAAAGGTAATGCCCCGCTCGTCAATACGGATCAGGAACAGGCCCTCCGGCTGCTCCACCTCTTGGAAGGTACGGTAAGGCCGCAGCTTCACCAGCGGACGGATGGTGCTGTTCTGCTGGAGCGAAACGCCCTTGTTGGTCACGACGGTGGTGGCTATGCCGGTGTCGTTGTAGGTGACCTTTGCACCGCAGGTGATCTGACTCAGCAGTGTCAGGGCATATCCCCTGTCTCCGCCGTCCTGAAAGCGCGTCTGCAAAGCGACCGCCGCCCTGTCAAAGGGCATCTTCACTTCGCCGTCCCAGCCGGGCACGTCCTTGGCAGCCGCCTCGTAGTAGAAAATACGCCCATCCCGCAGGTCGTGCTGGGGGTGGCCGAAGCACGTCACCGTCATGTGATCCTTCACGGACAGGTAGAGCTTGTCCGGACGATCTGCGCAGGTTCCTTCCGTCTTGACCATCTGCACCAGCGCGTCCAGACTGTTCAGGGACAGGCAGCTCTGATAAACTGCCTCCGGGATGATCTCCTGCGCTTCACCGTCTTTGTTCACGGCGTAGGTACGGTCATCCCTGTCCAGAATGATCGGCTTTGCCAGTTCTTCGATTTTCTCAATTGCTTCCTTCAGCATGGTATGTCTCCTTTCTTTTTTAGCCGCAGTTTACAAGTTTCAGGTGTGCCGGTGCTTCCTGCTCCGAGCCGTCAACGGCAATCTGGCCGGGGATCTGTGGGGCCATCTCAATGACCGTGTCCTTGTCGGCGGCATAGAGCATGGTGGTCGCGGGGTGCGTGGGGGCCAGCGTAGACTTCACGGCGCAGTTGACCACGATGTTCTGGCGGCTGTCATCGGGACAAAGCTCCAGCGTGATCGTCACCTTGCGCTTGGCCTTGGCAGACGTGTTGGGGTCGAGGATGTTCTCGATCAGGCGCGGCATCTCATAGTCCACGCGCTCCTGAAAGGCTCCACGGCACATCTGCATGATGGATCTCTGGGATTCTTCTCGTGTGGTGTTCATACGTCCTCCTTTTTCTCAGCCGCCAGCAGGCGGCGTTTTTTTCTTGCATACGCATTGTCGGCGGCACATAGGCCCGGATTCCTCCGCCGACGCTCCTTGGCGTAGGCGGCCCGCTCCTCCCTGTGCGCCGCGTTGTACCGGCGGCAGCGTTCACGGCTGTCACGGTTTCGGTCTTTCTCCCGGCGGCGTTCTTCGGCCTTTCCGTCATAAAAACCAACATGCTTGTAGCTGTCTCGAAAACAGGTGGTGCTACAGTAATAAGTGGTAGCCTGCTTTTTCCCGTCTCGCGGCACCTGCCGTATCCACGGCGATTCGGCGGTCGTAGAGAAGGTTTTTCCGCAGGTGCCGCAGGTACGGATCAACGTCAGCCGCTTCTCCACGAAAGGTCTTCTGCGGCTCATCCCGACACCTCCCCCATCAGGTCAAACAACGAGATGTTCATATCCTCCCGCTCGAACTCCTGCAGGTAGCCCACGGCGTCTCGGAAATACCCGTTGTTCAACTCACAGGCAAGGCCCTTCCGCCCCGCCTTGACCGCTTCCAGCGGTACCGTGCCGATCCCGCCAAACGGGTCATACACAAGGTCGCCGGGGTTGCTGTACCGGTTGATGCAGCGGTCTACAATGTCCAGTTGAAGGGGACAGACGTGGAGCTGCTGGCGGCGCTGGCTCTGGGTGGTGTTCAGGGTACGCATCCGGTTGATATCGTCCCACACCTCATCCGTCCAGCTTCCGGGGGCCACCACCATGAAGGTGGCGGGCAGCTTTCCGTTTTCGTCCAGTTCCTTTGCCATGCGGACGTGCTCGGCGTAGTCATACACTGTGCCGCGACTATACTTGCGGTAGGCCGCCTGGATCTTGCCGGTGTCCATGGCCATGATCTCATCCTTCGTCACCAGCCGGTCGCCGGAGGAACGCCAGTACCCGTGGGCGTCTATCTGCCACTGGGCGCGGGTATATTCCTCTTTGGTCTTATGTACCGGCTCATCGGCGTAGGCTTTGCTCCGGTCGGTGGGCAGCTTCCGGAACAAAAGAATGTATTCCGGACAACCTACGCCCATCTTGGAGCCGTCCTTGCACTGCTCCGTCCAGCCCAGTCGGTACGTCTGGTTGTTCTCCCGCACCACATCCGTGACCACGGTGATCATGCCGAAATAGGCAAAACCGTGCTGCATATAGTGCCGGATGCACATGGCGTGGAATGGCTCCATGGTGGGCATTCCCATGCCGGTGGCGTTGCCGAACAGTACCCGATCCTTAACGTGGCAGCAGAACACGCGACCCGGTTTCAGCACCCGCAGCAGGTTGGGGCTGAGATAGTCCATCTGCTCAAAGAACCGACGGGTATCCTCGTTGTGGCCGAAATCGTTATAGCTGGGGGTGTATTCATAATGGTTGGAAAACGGGATGGAGGTCAGGATCATGTCCACGCTGTTTTCGGCCATACTCGCCGTTTCCTCCACGCAGTCGTTATTCACCAGCGTGTAATTTTTGCCTTTCACTTCCACGCGCTCCACTCCTATGCTTCTGGCCATGCGCTCCGTCTGGGCGGAACCGCTCAGGCCGTATTTCTGCACGATCTCCCGCATCTTGCCTTGCAGGTACTCGTGCTGCTTCCACTTCTCCATTAGCACACGGTAAATGGGGTCTTCCGCCGCCGTGTAAATAATGTCGATCACCACCTGCTCCGTCTGGAGAAAGCGGTAGATTCGGTGTACCGCCTGAATGAAATCGTTGAACTCGTAGTCAATGCCGATGAAAATTGCCCTGTGGCAATGACGCTGGAAATTGCATCCGCTGCCGCTCAGGCTCTTTTTGGTGGCAAACAGGCGGCAGCGGCCCTCTGAGAAGTCGATGACCCGCTTTTCCCGTTCGGAATAGTCCATGCTGCCGTAGATATCCACGGTGTCCGGCAGATCCTTGCAGATGGCGTGCCGCTCCGCCTCCAGATCGTGCCACAGGATGAAATGCGCCTCCGGATCACTGTCCACGATCTCCTTCGCCACGGCCACGCGGGCGTCAATACTCTCCCGCTTCTCCCGCGACGCTTCCGTCAGCGATACCGCCGCGTCATGCATCAGCTTGAATTGGCCGTCCCGGTCTGCGTCCTCGCCGTACCGGCCCCGCACGATATGCGTCCGAACATCCAGCGGCGGCAGCGCATAGCCGGTATCGTCATAGCCCAGGTCAGAGGGCTTCCCGATAAACAGCGCCCAACTCGACACCCACAGCCAGAACTCATCCTCCTTGTGAGGGTACAGTGTCAGGTTGTTGGCCTTGGTGCTGTCCCGCTGGAAAAACCGTGTCAGGGCCTGTCCCGTGTCCATGATCTCCAGATACCCGGCGTAGTGGATCAGTTCCTTGTACCGGTTGGGCGATGGGGTCGCCGTAGATACCAGCTTGTACTTCACACCCTGAAACTTCGGCAGGAACGTCTGGTAGGTTTTGCTGCCGAAGGAACGCAGCACCGACGCTTCATCCAGTGCCACGGCCGTGAACCTCGTCGGGTCGATGTCCCCGTCCCGCACCCGCTCATAGTTGGTCATTAAGATATTCCCGGCGGCGCTGTCTGCCTCCGCCATGCTGGTGATGTACTCCGGCGCCGCGTAATGCAGCAGCTCCACCGCATCCCGCGTGAACTCCTGCCGGACGCCCAGCGGCAGCACGATCAGTGCCTTGCCGCCCTCGTGGCACACCGCCTGATGGCAGAACTCCAGCTCCTGCACGGTCTTACCAAGGCCGAAGCTTTCAAACAGCGCCCGCCTGCCGCCCCGCAACGCCCACACAACAGCGTCCCGCTGGTGCGGCTTCAGCGCCGGGTTGATCTCCTCCGGCGGCAGTGTAAAGCCCGTTTCGCTGGCCAGCATGATCTTGGAGCGCAAAAATTCGAGATATGTCTCCATTAACGCCGCCCTCCCAGCTTGTCCACCAGCCGAATAATGGCAGCCGCCAGCCATGCCGCGCCGACGTAGGCGAGTATCCATGTGAATGTCATGGCTTGTCCCTCCTCAGCGGGGAATCACCCCGCTTTCTCCTCTGTTGATTCTTCCGGCCCGATTTTTGTTACAATGACCGTTCCGGTAAGGCCGTTGTTTTCCAGCGTTTTCTGCAGCAGATACTCCAGCGCCGCCTTGAAACAGTCCATTCGCAACACTCCTTCCGTTTACACGATATGCGGGCACTGCGTGTCCGCTTGCCTTGTGGTGAGATGGATTTTCTGTGCAGTGCGATTCATAGCTATGCAAATCCCACGCATTTCTCCGCAGATCTCTTCGCTGCCGTGCCTCTGCTAAACGCTGCTTTTCACTGCGATGCATTGCCTTTGCGTTATGCAATCTCTTCCCAGCGGAAGCGACCCTTGCCGCTGTTGCGCCACTGTCCCATGCCGGAAAACCGCCCATAGTCCAGCCACTCCCGCACAGCCTTTTCATGATCGTCGCTCAGACAGACGGCGGTGAACTCACAAGTCGCGCCGGCGGGGATCTGTTCCGACAGAGCGAGGCTTACGCGCTCCCCCTGCATGGTCTGCGCCCGCAGCGGGCGGGAACACTCCCCCATCTCTCCGTCGAACAGGATGGGGATGTTCCGTGGCTCCACGAAGATCAGCTTGTCGATCTCCTTCTTGAACGCCTTGATGCCGCTGGACACGGTGCCCTTGACCTTCCGCAGTCCGCCGCAGGTGTCCTTGAAAAAGCCTTTGATCTGGTAGTCGTAGAAAAACGGCGTCCCATCGTCCAGCTTCGGAAAGACGGTCTTGCCCTTCTCTACCACGCCGGCCACACCGATGGCGGCCACTTCGTCCTCCATGGTGGCGGCATCCGGGGAGTTTCTGGCCACAAACGCACGGTAGATGTCAGGATCACCGGGGCAGGTGCCCAGCACCGGCTCGGTAAACGTCAGTTTCACTTTGATCTCTTTCATGTCTTATCTCCTTTTTGTGGTGAGGTGGATGTTCTCGCGTTCTGCTGCCGTCGTGCGAGCTGTGTTCACACATATCCGCAGCTTTTTATTGTCTTAAAAAGACAATTACGAGGCAAAAAAAACAGCATCAACATCTTCCGCACTCATATGATAGCGGGACTTGATTGCTGCAATTTCTGCCTGCCGGAAACTCGCTCCGGTTCCGTTAATTTTTGCATTCAGATTGGACAGAGATATGCCGAGGGCCTTGGCAAGCCCCTCCTGCGTATCTGCATTCCGAACAATAAAACTCTTGAGCAAATCGGGGTTCATAGTCATTCTCCTTTCTTTGTCTTTTTGGGACAATTTTATTTTATCACGCTTTTTTGTCTTGTCAAGAAAAATGTTCTTGATTTTGGAAAAGTTTTTGCTATAATCAAGACAACGAACATTTGTGAGGTAAATCATGGCTACAACTGGTGAACGCATTAGACAAGCACGCAAAGCTCGGAATATGACGCAAACCGAACTGGCAGAAAAACTTGGTGTTAAATTTTCCGCCATTCATAAATATGAAACTGGTTTGGTCGTTAACCTGAAGCGTGAAACTATCGCCGCACTGGCAAAAGCGCTCGATGTATCCCCGTCGTGGCTTATGTGTCTGGACGATCTCGACACTCAGCCATCTCCATTCTCTCGCCCCCGCAACTATCAGCATCAGTCCACAATTCTGGTGGATGATTTCCTCTCCCAGAATCACAATGTTGTGACTATCCGTGGCCGTGACGGCACTTTTGTAGAAAAAAAATTGAGCGACGAACAAGCCGCCGCTCTGAAGGCTCTTATTGACCAACTGCCGGAGGCGCCGGACGATCTCTAAGCCGGTGTGTTTCTATGTAGGCCTGAAACTGGGCGTACACCTGCCGCTCCAAAGGATGCAGCAAAAATTTGTTCCGCCGGTTCAATTCCTGCATCCGCTGCCAACGCAAAGCCGCCGCCTGCGGCCCGATATCGCACAGGGCCCCGATTTCTTCCGCCGATGCCACGCCACAGCCCCAAAGGACACATGCAGGAGCCAGAAGACGGGATGCAAACACATTGGCCGCCTGCTCGATAGGGCTATCCTGCGGCGACGGCTCTCGGTTGACCAGATCAACATGGCCCAGATGTCCCAACAGAATGTGGCCCAGTTCGTGTGCGGCCGAAAACCGCTGCCGCGTGACGGCAGGTTCGCCCGACAGGATGATGATTGGCTCGCCGTTCACCACGATGGCGCAGCCGTCTGAGCCTTTGGGTGGTGTGCCGATTCTCACCGGAATCCCTAACTGGCGGCAGATGCGCGTCGGTTTTATGGGCAGTTCAGTGATACCGCAGTCGATGAGCAGCCGCCACGCGGCATTACGGGAAAATTGGTAATCTTTGTAATTCACAGATAACACCTCCGCAAAAATTGTAGAGGTGTGTCGAGAAAAAGTCTGCAAGTAAGTTCTGGTAATTATGGAGGGGCGCGGCCGTGAAGAGATTGTTTCTTCCACTTATGATAGTCGCTCTCATCGGAACGCTTTTTTGCTCCTGTACCCCGCAGCGTCAACCATGGTATACTGAAGAAGATGACCCCGTCTATTTGGATGGATATCAGGCCGGTTCTATAGACGGTTATGTCGACGGATACAGCGATGGATATGATGAAGGATACAGCGATGCGCTATCTGACTACGGCATCATTCCCTGATTTGTTAGTTCCATCTAAATAAAAAAAGACTGCCCCGGTCTCGCACACCGAAGCAGTCGCGTAGAACAGATCCACCTCACCACAAGGGGAGTAGTCTACCCTTTTATGGTAGCACACCCAGAAAGGAATGTCAAATGTCAGAGAAAAATATCATATCTGACGGAAAGGTCATGCGGGCGGCACTGTACCCCCGTGTGTCCACCGAGGAGCAGGCGAAATTCGGCCTGTCCATCCACGACCAGCAGAATGACCTGGAGCGCTACGCCAAGGAGCACGGTATGAAGATCGTGGGCGTCTTTGCCGATGCCGGCTTCTCCGCCCGTAAGAAGATTGAAAAGCGCCCCGCCATGATGGCCCTGCTGGATGCTGTCCGGCGGGATGAAGTCGATATCGTTCTGGTCACAAAGCTGGATCGTTGGTTCCGCAATATCGGTGAATACTACAAGGTGCAGGATATTCTGGAAGCCCATAACGTGTCGTGGAAAACCATCTATGAGGACTATGAGACCACCACCGCGTCCGGCCGCCTGAAAATCAATATCATGCTGGCTGTCGCGCAGGATGAGGCTGACCGCACCAGCGAACGCATCAAAAAGATCAACGAAGGAAAACGCCTTCGCCGCGAGGCATTGACGGGCGATAAGCCCCTTGGCTATACCATCGTAAACAAAAAATTCGTCAAAGATCCGCAGACCGCGTTGGCCGTCGATGCATTCTTCAGGAAGTACATGGCCTGCGGCTCCGTCTCCGCCACGCAGGACTATATCCGCGAGGAGTTCGGGCTGACGATCCCCTACCAAGGGGCAAACAAGATGCTCCGCAGCACAGCCTATTACGGCGTATACTACGGTGTCGACGGGATGTGTCCCCCCTACATAACAAAAGAACAGTATGACCAGATCCAGACCATGCGCCGTAAAGTCATCAAACGCACGGACGAAAACCGGATCTACCTGTTTTCCGGCCTTATCGTCTGTGGCGACTGCGGCGGTCGGATCGGCGGCAAGGTGAATCAGGATCATAAGACCTTTCACTATAACTGTTCTAACCACTTCTGCCGCCGTAAACCGTGCGGAAACAACCGCTCCATCAGTGAAAAAAAGCTGGAAAAATACCTGCTGGACACCGTTGAGTGTAAATTGGAATCCTATAAAGCAGAGTTCTCCGCCGTACAGGAAAATGTAGTGGAGAAGGACTATCGCTCCGAGATCAATGCACTGCGCGGAAAGCTGTCGCGCTTGAAGGATCTCTATCTCAACGAACTGCTCACATTGGACGAATACAAAAAGGACTATGCTTCCATCACTGAAAAGATCCATGAACTCGAAATAAAGCAGCAGCCTCCGCGGCCTTCAAACCTGCCCCAAATCCAGAAGCTGCTCTCCCATAACTGGCGTGATATGTACGGTGCCCTTTCTCCCATGCAAAAGCGCGAATTCTGGAGGATCATCATCAAAGAAATTCGTTGGTATCCAGATAGGCATATCGAGTTCGACATCAATTTTTAATGCAAAAAACTACTACACAAGCAATACCCGTCTGTGCTGGGACTCAGATACACGCTTGGCATGGTCATTCCCCTTTCAATGTCGTTCACCACATTTATATGGAAAATCCGGGGAAGATGTGTTATTCCATCCCCGCTGGCCGCAGCCAGCGGAACCCCCACCCCGCGCCCGCAGGCGCAAGGGGGCGGGGACTGGGGGCGGGGCGGCGCCGGGGGCTTTGAGTGAAGCGGAGCGGAACGGCC